TCTCATAGAAGCTGCAAAAAAAGTTGGTCTTGGTAGAGTAAAAGCAGGATTCCATTTCTTATCTGACCATGTTGCTGGACAAATGTTAGGACAGAAGATGTTTGAACACATGAACAAAGAAGACTATGGACAGTCTTTAAAAGAATACTATCTAATGGGAACACCTGAATATGATGAGTATCTAAAAAAGTTAACGCCAGGCGAATCAGTAAAAGAAAAGATTAATGAGTGGGGTGAGATAGATGAGGATTCTGAGTATCAAGGAAAAAAAGTCAAACTAAATAACCCTGTTAGAGGTGGTAGTAAGAAGTTCTATGTATATGTAAAGAATGATAAAGGTAATGTAATCAAAGTTTCTTTTGGTGATACTACAGGATTAAGTATTAAAAGAGATGACCCAGAAAGAAGAAAAGCATTTAGAGCAAGACACAACTGCGACCAGAAAAAAGACAAAACTACAGCAGGATATTGGTCATGCAAGTTCTGGGAAAAGGGTAAATCAGTCACAGACTTAATGAAAGGATAAATACTACAATGGATATATTAAACGAAAAAATAGAGGGTCTAGTTAACAAGGCTGAGAAGTCTAAAATGCCTTATGGTATACTTAAAAAGGTATACGATAGGGGTATGGCTGCATGGAAAACAGGACATAGACCTGGCACAACCCCACAACAATGGGCATTTGCTAGAGTCAATTCGTTTATTACAAAATCATCTGGTACTTGGGGTAAGGCAGATGCTGATTTAGCAAAACAAGTGAGGGGTGAAGAAGTGCAAGAAAAAAGAACAACTGCAAAAGGTATCTTAGGACAAATTATTAAAGAAGCCAGATATGAAATTGGATTTACCAAAGGTGAAGTTGATATGGTAATATCAGACCGACCTGGCGAACTGGCAGTCATAGTTCAAGATGAATTAGATAGTGAGAGAATTAGAGCAAAAGTTAAATCAACTGGTGATGAATTTACATTAGAATTTAATACAAATATTCCTCAAAGAAAAATGTTAAAAATATTAGATGATAAATTTGGGTATACTGCTTTTGCTGAACAAATAAAAGAGAAACTAAGTAAAAATGCTGATGCTGGGGATTATATAGATGATTTTAAAAAATCAGATGCACCACAATTCAAAGGAAAGTCAGATAAGAAGAAAGAGAAAATGGCAGTTGCTGCTTATCTAGATTCTAAAGAGGAAGTTAAAGAAGAAAGTTGTCCAAAGTGTGATAATGACCCATGTAAGTGTGAAAACATACAAGAATCAGGACACACAGATGTTGCATCTATGAAAACACAAGTACAGATTGCTACAGATGCATTACAAAAAATGAATACAGAATTAGGAAAACTAAGTGATGAAGAAGACCTTCCAACTTGGTGGACAAACAAAGTTGCATCGGCAGTCGGTAAGTTAGACGGAATGGCAGACTATATTGATGCAAAACACCAACAAGGAGAGAAGATGAACGAAGCACCGAGACAATTAGAAGACCCAAAGAAAGAAACAATGGTTATGAAAAAAAAGGATGTTAAAAGTATCATGGTTATTGATAAGAAAGATTTACAAAAATACACTAGTAAAGGTTACATACAAGTAGAATCAAATGATGTTGAACTTAATATCGAATCTTTAGAAAAAGATGATGAAAAAAGTGTAAAAAAAGTTATTAAAGGTCTAAAGAAAGCTGTAGATGCACATAGTGGTCAAGTTAAATCTTTAACAAAAGATATACAAGATGAAACTGACTTAGAAGAAAAAACTGCAAAAGATGTTGATGAAACTCTAGACAAAATTAGAGAAGCAAATGTTGGGAAAGGAAGAACTATGAGAAATATTCTTGCTGACATTTGGAATATGGGTGAGGGTAAATCAGTTTTTGATAAAGAAGAAAAATTGAAAAAGGAAGAAGAAGATGAAAAAGGTTCTTCTAAAACTATGACAGGAAAGAAAGCTACTAAAGTAGAAATTGAACCTGAAGTAAAATGAATGAAAGACATAAGGGAATTGACAAAGGTAAACGAAGAAAGTTTACCCAAACTATATTGTGATTTAGACCAAGTACTTTGTGCATTTATAGATGGTGCATCTAAAGCTCTAGGTCAAGATTTTGTAAAAGCTGATAGGGAAACTCGTTGGAAGACAATTAGTAACACTAAAGGATTTTGGGAAAATCTAGAATGGATGTCAGGAGCGAAAAGACTATATCAAAGGATTGCTAAGTATAATCCTTACATATTGTCAGCGTATTCTGGTAGAGATGTGAATTCTAGACAAGGGAAGTATAAGTGGATTCAGAAGAATACTAAAGTTCCAAAGTCAAGAGTAATCCTTGTCAAACGTGAACAGAAACAGTCTTATGCGACTGATAATGGAGTACCTAGTGTACTGATAGATGATTACATCAAAAATATAAGAGAATGGGAAAATAAGGGTGGTGTAGGAATACATCATACAGATGTCAGTAAAACACTAAATGAACTCAAAAGATTAGGGTTTAAATAGTTATAAATACTGAGTAACAAACAAAGAAATTTGACAATATTTTAATTAGGAGAAGAAAATGGCATTATGGGGAAAAACAACCAACTCTGAAAGCAGACCAAAATTCTTGCCAGTAGATTCTAACGCTTCAGGTTCTATGGGTGCTAGAGAGAATTGTATTGCACAACCTGGCGGTTGGGCTTTATCAGCAGGACTTGCTTCAAGTGGAAACGATAACACAGGTGCTCAACCAGAAATACTAGTATGTATTCGTGGATTGGGAACAACAAGATTACAAGGCGCTAATGTAATGTCAATAGATTGGACAGATGGTGCATACGCTGATGCTGCAAACTTTGACATCACAGTAACATTTGATGAAAAAGTAACAGTAACTTCTGCTGCTTTATCTGCAAACCAAACAGTTACAAACAAAGCATACATTCTATTAGCTAGAGTGGGTGCAACAGATATGGTACAAGACAGTACAATTGCTGCTCAATACCTATCTGGTACAGGAACTAACCAATTAGTATTCAGAGGAAAACTACAAGCTGCTGCAGCAGGATTTATTTCATTTAGTGGATTAGGTCAAGGTGCTGGAGATGACCATGTTGCTATCGTATTAGATGGTACTGCAACAATAGTCGAAGAAGGTGGTGATAACATTTGTAAACTACGCCAAGAATCAGGTACAGCAGAATCTGCTGATGATGGTCAAGGTGGTGATGGTATTATAATGAACTCTACTGCTGGTGCAGTTGCAACAGTTAATGGTGCTCTTAGTGAGGCTACAACATTAGTTGTAGATACTGTTACAGGAACACTTGCAGTTGGACAAGTAATTGTAGTTAAATCTGCTGCTGGAACTAACATTTCAGATATAGCTGGTGATACTGGTATTTCACAAGACAATACATTAACAATTACAGCAGTTGCTTCACAAACAAGTGTTACAGTAAGTGAATCAATCACAGTTGCAAATAATGTAATAATACTTGCAATGACAAATGGTGGTGATGACTTATTAACTGAATCTCTAGAGATGAAGTTTGAGGGTGTAGATGGTGAAACAGATATCACAGGACTAACAAGAACTGGTGGTGATTCTGAAGTAGTAATTTTACTAGAAGATGCATCAAATGATACAGGTTCAGATAAACTTGTAATGAATGGAACAGATGGTGATTCTGCTAACGCAAATGATGACATTCTTGTAGAAGATAAAACTTCTGACATTGCAATGTTCTCACAAGTTGGTAGTGCAAGTGGAACAGCAAACATTCTTGCTGGTGTAACTACTACATAACATAAGATAATATAGAGGGAACTTAATAATTCCCTCGAATATCTTGTATAAATAGTTTAAATAATTGGAGTATATTATGGTAGAAATTGATAAAGATAATTTAGAAGAAAAGATTACAGTTCTAGATGAAGACATACAGAAGGTCAGTGACCTACTAGTCAAACTAGAAAAAGACAAAGCTAATGCATTAGCGACAATGAACGCACTACAAGGTGCAAAGTCACAATGCATAACTTTTATAAAAGAATTACATGATGACAATGACCATTTGAATGGTTCTAGTGATGATAGCTAAATACTATCAGTAACATTCCCCTAATACATATGGGGTTTATATAACCGAGTAAGAATTAATTAATTCGAACTCAAAAAAAGGAGAAGCCAAATGGCAGACAAGAAAATCACGGCACTGACTGACTTAAGTACAGGAATTGCTGGAGCAGATTTACTTCACGTAGTAGATGACCCAACAGGAACACCTATTAACAAAAAAGTATCTGCAACAAACTTTAT